CGTGATGAAGGCCGTGACGATCTTGCGAAACTCGCTGAAAGCAAAGCCAACGAGATTGAAACTGCTGGCAAGAGAGAGAACGAGCAGAAGGCGCAGGCGGAATGGAAGAATGCCTGGGACCAAAACCTTTTGCGAGAAGTCGAAGCGAATCCAGAACTAAAGGATTCTTCGACTAATCTCTACAAGGCAGTATCGACCTTGTTACAGCAACACGCGATTCTTAGGAACTATCCTAACGGAATCAATGATGCTGTAGGATTGGCAAAGATGAGGCTCAAGGCGGACGCTGCCTCTGACTTGGAAAAGAAGATTGCAAAGTATGAGTCAGAATTGACTCAACTAAGAAAGGCAACGACACCTGCAAGCGGTCAACCTTCTGGCCCTGCTCGCGTTAAAGCTTTTCACGAACTCTCCTCGGAGGAGCAAGGGCGTGAATTGATGAAAATGGCAGCAGAGGCGGATAGATCGTAAAATAGGTTAGTTGTTTAAAAGGAAAATAATAAAATGGCTAATGTAACTACTGGATCTGTCTCTGCACAGTTCCAGGCGTATTTCTCCAAGATGCTCTTGGAACGTGCGCTCCCGCTCCTACAAATGGAGCAGTTTGCAATGAAGGTGGCGTATCCTTCGAAAACTGGCGGAAACAAAACTATCCGCTTCTTCAAATTTGATAATCCCGCGATTGACAAGATCGTTTCCCTCTCTGAAGGAACGACTGTTAGCGATGGCTCGGATCAACGTCAGTTGACCCTGTCTACTGTTGAAGCGACCCTCCAGCAGTACGGCAGTCAGATCGTCCTCACGGACGTTTTGCTCGCCACGGAATTGTTTAACCACCTCGCCCAGGCCACAAAACAGTTGGGTGAAGACGCTGCTCTGCATGCGGACACTCTGTGTCACCGCGCGCTGATCCAAGATTCTTCCACCTCGACTGGCACAAACGTTGCCACGAAGAGCTATGCTCGTTATGCCCAAAACGGCACGAACGGCACAACCTTCGCGACCAGCTCTGTTGCTAACAGCGCAATCACCGCCACCGATCTACTTGACGGCGCGACTTCGTTGTTCATCAGCCGTGCGCCCAAGATCAAGGACGCTTACGTTCTTGTCGCTCACCCTGCGGTCATTCGTGACCTCCAGCAGGATGACGATTGGTTGAAGGTTTCGAGCTACTCGAACCCTGAAGCCATTTTTAAGGGAGAAATTGGATCTTTGTTTGGGTGCAAGGTCGTTTCCTCGACTAACGTCCAGACATTCGCAACCGCTGCTGCGGGTGTGGCTTCTGCTTCGACTGCTGGTCAAGCCGTCTATGGCAACTTGATCCTTGGTGGAAACTCTTTCGGAGTTCCTAGCTTGAATTCAGTTGTTGCTTCTGGTTCGCCCTTCTCACCGAAGGTCACGATCCTTGACGCTGCTGATAAATCCGACCCCTATGGTCAGCGCGTAGTAGCGTCCTTTAAGACGTTCTATGCTGCTAAACAATTGGATACTACGTTCTTCCGCGCGATCTTCGCGAAGTCGAACTACAGCTAAACAATTAAATGGGAACCCTAGTAATCGCTATGGGTCCTCGGAAAGCTGGGGAGGGTAAAACCTCCCCAGCCACTTCCAACGGAGATCAAATGAAAGAAGGAATGAATAAAGGTGGTGATATGAAAATGTCGAAAGGCATGGTCATGTTGCCCCTGTCGATGCTTGAAGTTAATGATGGCGGAGACAATGTTCCTCCCTCTGAAGGTGATGAAGTTGAACTCAGCGGTGTTGTTCAAATGGTTAAGAACGGAGCTGCATACATCAAGGTCAATGAGGCCATGATTGAAGGCGAATCCGAGAATAACGAAGAGGACAACATGTCTGAGGAGGACAAAATGCGTGAGCTGGCGAAGAATGCCGACGAGGAGAACTACAGCTAATGCCGATTTACCAGTACACCGATACCAGAAATGGTTCAGTCGTTGAACTGGAAAAATCAGTAGCTGAAAGGGACTCAGTCCCTAAGTATCTGAAGCGGTTTACTGTCCCACAACGTTTGGCTCTTGTTGGTGTTGGCGAACCCCTCGACAACCCACTTGGGTCTAATAAAACAAATATTATGAAGGGGTACTACCGCCAGGAACAAAAACTTGGCAGTAGATTCAAAAGCGAGTTCAGCGCGGATCAAGTGAAACGTGCCTGGAGTCGCAAAGGAGATTAACAATATGGCTAATGAGTTTCAACGCAGTCCAGTTAGAGCGAAGAATAAGGCTGTCCGAATTGACGGAGCCAACTTTGCTAACGTCATCGAGTTTACGGCAAGCTCCAGCGGTGGCACAGTTAATACTGTTGCAACCGCTCCTGCTTCCTTGAACGTGACCCTTAACGGCACTTCTTACAGAATTGCCCTGCACACCTAATGTCACGCGCATTAGACAGATTCCAGGGTGAATATGGCTTTGTTGCCACTACCTCAACAGGTACGGCGCAAACTGGAGCCTTTTGGGCAATTCAAACTCTTGCTGATACCACGTTTAGTGCGCTAGGTGGAAACTATACTGGCACGCTAACTGGCACGACTATCCCTGCTGGACTCACCATTTATGGTGCGTTTGATGGGTATACTGTCGGTACTGGCAAGGTTCTTGCCTACAGATCCGCTGCCTAATCTTGTGATTCTTCCGCTTCGATTCAATAGATCGAGGCGGAAGAATTGCATTTAATTATATGCCACAACTTGGATTAGGATTAAGAGCGAATGTTTCTGGCATCAGTTTTTATGATGGCGACGCTGCTGCGTATTTCACAAGGGCAGGTGTTACTGATGCTACAGCCAAGGCGCAAATCAATGCCTTTGTAAAAGGAGTAAAAGATTTGGGATTATGGTCAAGTATGGTTTCTTGGCCTCTTCGCTCTTCTCAAAATGCTGGGGCTGGATCGACTGCGTATAGCTTGGGTGGGCTTGGGATTTACAATGGGACGCTAGTAAATAGCCCAAGCTGGGGTGGAAATGGGATTACTTTTTCAAGTGTTTTGTCCCAGCGTATTGACCTATCAACATCTCTTGCGACTGCACAACTTAACTCATTGGCATTTTCCGTAGCATCCATTTCTTCGACAGCAAGTTTTAATAGGCTTTTTGAAATTGCAAGCGATGCTTCTGCCTCAAGGAGAAATCCATTTTTGGTTTATGAGGCTTTTGATACATTTACAGAATTTCAGCTTCCAAATAGCGGAGTTGCACAACAACAAGTTGTACTAAACCTAACCTCACAACTAAATGCCTTTCTTTCAATGTGCGGAAGCAAGGAAACCTCAACAATGAGAATTTCAATTAATGGGATATCTCAAGGAACATCTGTCTCCAACTCCTATAATGTGGGAACTCCATATGATTACGCAAGAATTGGAACAGGTGTAAACGGAACTATTGCTTTTGGGATGCTGGCCTCGCTTGATTTTTCATCTTCGCAAGTTTTGTCCCTTCACAATCTCTACAAAACCACTCTTGGTGATGGCCTAGGCTTACCCTAATGCCCCTCCTCTTCATCGCTCTCTTGCTGTGTTCCTGCTCACCAAAGCACGAAGATAACAACGCCCTGCCACGTTATTCCGACATGGGAGCAGCCCATGACGCAGGCCAGGTTAAGCCATGAGCGAAGACCAAGTTTGGAACATAGAATTGAAGCTCGCTAGGATGGAGGAGCGTCAGGTTCAGCTTTATTCGATGGTCGAGAGGTCACTTGCAAACTACGGAGATCTTGCTAATAAGGTTAATGCGTTGGAGCATTTAAGGACTAAGATACTAGCCCTCTCTGGCGTTATTGGCCTTATATGTTCAATGGCTTGGGACGTAATCAAAAATAGGAACAACTAGGAGAAAATATGCCGAATTTTACAGCAGGAACCAGCTTTGGTGCAAACGACACAGTAACCAATACGAAGCTTAACGCATTGATTGCGGACGCTACGATTAACCCTGAGTGTGCATTAAGCATTAACTCTGGCACGATTGGCACGCTGGGCTGCACCAGGGGGACCATTGGAACGTTTAATAGTACAACTGGAACTGTTGCTACGCTCAATACCACTACTGGATCTGTCCAAACATTAAGTGCTGGAACATTGGCAACCGACCTTACTGGTGGGACGTATTCTGGATTAATCAATTCTAGTACTGGTACATTTACTGGATCGATTGGAACAGCGAGAAGCTTGACGGCTGGCACAATTCAGACATTAACAGCAAGCACGCTTACTGGTGTTTTAACAGGAGGAACATATACTGGATCATTTTCGCTTGGAACATCGTGTAATTTTACTGCTGGAACGATTAACAATTTTACTTCCTCCAGTAATGCATCAATATCTGGCGTTACAGTCGGAACAGGAAATCCATCTGGATCGCAACAAAATGTTGCAGTTGGAGTTAGCGGAACCCTTGGAAGCAATACAACTGGTAATTTAAATTGCGCATTTGGTGCGAGTGTATTGAGGGAAAATACAACTGGTCAATTTAATTCAGCATTTGGGTTCTTGACATTAAGCTCAAATGTTGGAGGAAGTTTTAATTCATCCCTTGGAGTCACATCATTACAAGCAAATACATCTGGAAATGATAATAGCGCATTCGGATATGATGCCTTAGGTGATAATACTACTGGATCTAGAAATAGTGCATTTGGAGGTCTATCGCTAAACACTTGCACAACATCAACTGGAAATACTGCCGTTGGATATGATGCACTAGGATCAATATCAGGTGCTGGACATTTAAATACGGCAATTGGTTACGGAGCTGGAGAGGCAAACACAACTGGATCAAATAATACATTTATTGGAAATGGTGCGGTAAATACAACTGGCGGTGCAACAGCATCAAATACAATTGTTCTTGGGAACTCTGCAATTGCAACTTTAAGATGTCAAACATCCACAATTTCAGCATTATCTGATGTCAGAGACAAAAGCAATATTGAAGACATTCCAGTTGGAATTGAATTTATTAATGATTTGCGTCCAGTTAAATTCACATGGAACCAGCGCGATGGAATGAGAGTTGGACTAACTGATGCTGGATTTATTGCGCAAGAATCTTTGGATGTTGTAAATAAGCATAATGCAAATTGGATCGGTCTTGTTGAGAATGAAAACGAAAACCAATTAGCAATGACTCCTGGCAAGTTGATTCCAGTATTGGTTAAAGCAGTTCAACAACTCTCCGCCAAGGTGGACAGCCTAGAAGCACAACTGGCCAGCAAATGACGATCACCGAAATCGCTCAGTTTGCAGGCGAGAAGATCGGTAAGACCGATGCTGATACTATCACGTTTCTGCAAAAGGCAGCAGCCCTAAACTATCGGCGCGTTTGGAACTTTGCGCCTTGGCGCGAGACTGTTACCAATTCGACTTATGAGATTACGGATATTGCGCAGGTTATTCTGTCTGGCGCAGATGTAACAACATCAAACGGAACTTACACAAGAACATCTTTTGGGACAAATTCATTTAACGCAACAATTGGGAATAATACCATTGATTTTGTTGGTGGAACTCAATGGAAAGTATATGATACAAATGAAAGTTTGTATACATATTTCACAACTGGAACTGACTTAACGCAATGGAATCCTGATACAGGAATAGGAACACTTGTAGCTCCAAGCGCATCAATAACATTATCACGCACAGTATCTCTCGGCACAAACGTAGAGACACCTCTCTCCATTGCTTGGGGAGATAACGAACTTACCCCAATGGATCTCGCCACTATTATATCGCAGGATGCAGATCTTCTCGACATTAACAGAACTGGCACACCGCAATCATATTACTTCAAGGGACGTAATTCTTCTGGCATTGCGGAAATTGATGTTTATCCAGGGCTAGACACTTCCAGCACGACCACTCTCAAAGTTATCGAGAAACTCCAATGCCTTACTCGCTCGAACTACATTGTAGACTTTCCCCCAACCAGCAACGCCATTGGTGACGAACTTCGCCTTCCGCATGTCAGTCATGTGGTATTGGCCTTGACGCATGCAGACGCTCTTGAGCGCGAGCGTCAGTATGGCAAGGCACAGCTTGTTGTTCAGACTGCCAATACCGACTTGGCATCTATGGCTAACTACGAATTGAGCCAGGTTGGAGGAATGAAGCAGATCACCCCAACCTCTCTTGGCGAACTTGGTTTAGAAGAGATCATCTAAAGCCATGCCGTACTTCACGGATGCAACAGATGATGTACTGTCGGTAGCTGTAACGCCAAGTTTTGATGGTGGCCAGGTATCTGGCATTAGCCCCAATCTTATTGCTGATAACGCAGCCTCTGAGCTGCTTAACATGACCATTTCGCCCAATGGAAACCTTCAGACTCGCCAAGGCATTGAGACAGTTTCGACAAGCTTTTCTACGTCCAATACAATTCAAGGCATGTTCTATTTCGATACGCCAAACATTGAGACAATTATTTTGGCCACAAACGGATCTCTTTATTCTTACAATACAAGTTCAAGCACGTTCTCGACTACTGGCGGGACAGTTGCAAATTCCACAAATCAAATTGAGTTTGCCCAGCTAAACAATAAATTATTTTGGGCAGACGGACAGAGTTTTTTACAGTTTAGCGACGGAACCACAGGAGCAACAAATTATAGGCAGGGAACAAAACTTGCTTCTGTGTCAATTACATATCCAGGTGTTGGATATACATCAGCACCAGCAGTAACAGTTTCTGCACCACAAATGGGTTATGGCACAACAGCAACAGCAGTTGCATCTTATGCTGCATCACAAGGTGGTATTGTTACTGGAATAACAGTTACCAATGGTGGTTCTGGATATACATCTGCACCAACTATAACGATAGCACCACCATCATCTGGAACCGCAGCAACTGCAACTGGAGTAATCTCAACTCAATTGGCCCCCTCTGGACTTCGTTTAATTAAATCATTTACGAATCGGCTTTTTGCCGTAGGCACAGGCGAGAGTCGAAACACTCTTTACGCCTCTGACATTCTCGATCCAGAGATATGGAAGACAACCAATTCAATCATTGTGGGCGGTGACGATGGCGAAGATATTATCGCAATCCAACCTTTCTACGGATTCCAGATTATCGTGTTTAAGAGGAACAAGATCTACCTGGTTGATGTCACGCCAAGCACAACGACAACATCAGGAACAAGCGTATTGTCGCTTACAAATAGCGCAGCGGAATGGACTGTTCAGACAGTTTCGAACAGGATCGGTTGTATCGCAGGAAGGTCAGTTGCCCTTGTAAACAAGGATGTGTTCTTCTTGGCGAATGACGGCATACGATCAATCTCAAGGTCTTTGGCGGATGACTTCTCCACAGTTGGCCTCACAATAAGCGAGCCAGTTAAGGACATCATCGCAAGGATCAACAGAAGTTATATTGATACTTGCAACGCAACATTCCATAACAATCGATACCTCCTCGCCATACCGCTGGATTCGGCAACCAAACCGAGCCACATATTGGTTTACAACTCAATCTTCAACTGCTTCGAAGGCTTGTGGGAAATTGCAGCAGCAAGGATGGTTGAGACAAGCTTTACCTCTGGATTCACCACGAACACAATCAAGCTTTGCATAGGCACAACCAACTCAAGGGTTGGGCATCTCACGGATTACAAGGATTCAGATTCAGTTGACATCAATACAGGTTTCCAAGATTTTGGTACTGGCTATACAAGCAGGGTGGTCACTAAGGCGTATGAATTTGATGATCGCTTTGCGCTGAAGTACGGATCGCACTACGAGATTGAATTCTTCAATTCTGGATCTACCAATGCAACGATAAGCATGCGCAGGGATACGGATGGTAACGACATTGTGCTTGGCACGAATGTTGACACAACATCTCCTGACAGCTTGACCCTGCCATTTGTGCTTCCAGCCACCTTGAGCGCGAAGATTGTCAAGCGCAGGGCGGATAGTCTTAGGTCATATGACAAGTGGCGCAATATCAAGATGAAGGTTGAGGCTGCTAGTAGGAAGCTCTCTATTCGCGGGGTTATTATGGCAGCGAATCCAGATACAATTCAGATTCAGCAAAACATATGACCCAAGTAGAGTTTCTTGAGAAAAGTGGCGTTTCCGAGGCGATGTGGCCTAACTTTAGGGAGTGGGTGGCATGGTTTGATAAGCAGGGACTTATGGGTACATTAAGGAACAGGAATGATGAGATTTTAGGCGTTGCCCTGGCTAGGTGCGTCAATAGTGGCTCTGAAGTAGGTCACTACGTCCACGACGAGCATGGAGACAATATCTTTGTTGACTTGTGTGCTACTAGTGGTATTAGAAATGCTGAGTCGGTAGCCCCACTCAAAGGCTTGCTATTGATCCTGTTGGATCGATTCGGACCACGCAAGCGAATCATTTTTAAACGTTTAGGACAACCAAAGGAGTACGATTACTACAAATTCATGAGAAAGGCATTAGCTTAATATGGGAGGCAAACCATCAATTCCATCACCTCCGCCACCGCCAGACCCTATGGCCGTAGCGCAGGCTAATGCCGAAATGTATCGCAAGAACATTGACACCTATATCGAGAAATCCCCTGCTATGGCCGAGCTTGAGAACAAGCTTCGCATGCAGTATATGCCCCAGCAGAGGGAGCTGGAGAGGCAGTTATCCGCCCTAGACCAGGCTTCTTCCGTCAAATCAAACCTTGAGCTGGAACGCCAGTTTGGCGCACAGCGCACCTTGGAATCGCTTCGTAGGCAGTACGAATATTCGCCAGAAGCGTTTGCTTTGAACAGGGGTCTTGGTCAGCAGATGACAACTCAGTTTGCTCGTCTTTATGGGCAAAGCCCATATGGCGCAGTTCAACCAGAAGTCGCGTTCTCACAAGGCGCAGCTCCTGTCGATTATTTCTCAACCATTGGAACAAATGTTTCCAATCCGAACATGAGTGCTTAATATGGCAGTATTATCAAAACAAGAATTTTTTAATCAACAGTACAAGCCGAGCATTGGTGGCGATGCTGGGATAATGGCACTTTATCCGAGTGGAGGAAGAAGCCCAGGCAATGTAGACGGAAGTCCTAGAGTTCCTGACTACAACCAATTTTTAGCTGGAGTTTCCACCTATTCCCATAGGCATGACGGCAAAGTTTATACAATGTCCGCAAAAGACCCAGCAGGAATGGTCAAGAGTTTTGATGATGCTTACAACAAATACTTGGCAGACGAAGAATTCAAATCAGCAGAAGCAGTAGCAGCCAGAAAGCTTGACGAGAGCTACACCAAGCAAGCAGGCGAACTTAATACTGCTGCTGGCCAGATTAGGGCTGGAGCAACTGGATTAAGCGGTGCATTAACTGCTCTATCTGGAGCCAGAAACTATGGCGCGTCCAACCTTGGCACAAAGCTTAACTTCCAAGTTTCCGACGATCAGATCATAAACGATTACAACGAAGCAAAACTAAATTCGCTCAAATCTGTTCTTGATCGAGGCAATACTCAGATTGTCGGCATTAACGACAAGATTGTTTCAACCAACGAATTGCTTTCCAAGTTAAAAGCCGATGACCCTAGGCGCGCTCCGCTTGAGACATCACTCAAAACTCTCAACGAAGATATTAGAAGCGTCAACGAGGCAATCACCTCTGCACAGTCGCAGGTTGCAGGGTTTAAACCAATCACCGCATTGGATACCGCTGGCCAGAAGGAAATCACTTCTTTTAGGGAATTCCTTAAACTTCCAGAGGAACGCGCCAGCGATCAGCTAAAACAGATTGATCCGAAAGCTTACGAGACTGCCGTTGCTTTAGGCGAGAAATACAGGAAATTGGCAACTGAAGAATTGCCTGCAACTACATCGCAACAGACTGAAGACTTGCGAACCCAGATTGAGCAAGAAGCTTTAAATCAATTAAGACTTGGCTCTACGCTTGGTGCGGATGAGCGTAGGCAGTACGAGCAGGCAGCTCGCGCAGCTCAGACAGTTCGAGGCAACATCTTTGGTGTCGCGCCTGCTGTGCAAGAAGCTGTTGAATCTGGTGCTGCTGGCGAGGCTCGCAAGCTTGCGCGATTCGGAGCAGCCTCTCAGTTCCTATCTTCTGGCCAAACAACTGGTGATGCACTACAGCGCGATATCGCACTCCGCGATGCCTTGCTACAGACAAGGCTTGGATCTGCTGCTGGTTTTGTTGCTGGTGGTCCATCGCTCTACAATCTTGGTAGTGCAAGGACTGCACAACAGAACGCAGCGTTCCAAGGCTACATTCAAGCCAACCAAGCACTTCCTGGTAGCTTTGGCCAAGGTGCAAGCACAGCACAACAATTTTATCAAACAACTAATCCGAATGCTCCGCTTGCATTACAACAAACCGCAGCGTCACTTTATAACACGCTGGCGAATTATCAGGCCAGCACATATGGAAATTATCTACAAGCGCAAAGCCAGCAACCATCTGGAGCTGCTCAATTCGCGCAGATCGCTGGTGGTATTGGGAATCTTGCTTCACCAATAACAAGCGGATTTAAATCATATTCACTTGGCGGAGTAGCGTAACATGGCCGATCTAGTACAGTTCGGACCATTTACTGTTTATAAAAGCCCAGCCTACGAAGAGGCTGTAAGGCAGAAGCAAGCTGATGTCGCAACTGAGCGTGAAACAAAGAAGATGCAGCAGGACTACCTGCGCGCTCAAATTGAGAAATTCAATACAGAGCAAGAGTATCTAAAAAGTCCAGAAGGCCAAGCCGCGCTCCGAGCCGAGAGAGAGAAGGGGATGCTTGGAGTAGAGAAGTTAAAGGGTGAAATTGCTGCCGAAGAAGAGAAGCGCAGAAAAGCCTCTCCTGAGTACGCGCCAATCGAAGCTGCTCGTCTTAGCGGACTAAGGAGCGCGCTGGAGCAGGACCTGGCAACGCAGGGTGAGCTTGCCTCCTCTGCTGGCGAGCGAGTCAAGAATCTACAATCCGCATCAGCTACGCTTCCAGAGGGAGCTGCTGGCCCTGTCATGCAAAAGGATATGGCAACTCAAATGATGCGCCCTGCGCTAGAGCTTGAGGCAGACATGCGCAAGAGGATGATTGGAACAGAAGCTGCGCAGGCTGCGACAAGCAAGCAACTAGGCGAACTTACTGGAACACTTCCAGTACCAGAGGGTCTTGGTGGCGGAACAGTTCCAGCCACAGCGAATATTGGATCTATTTACCAGCAGAGGTTGGAACAGCTCGTTCCGATGAAGGCGAAGGCTATATCTTATATTAATTCATTTCCAGAAGGTTCACCAGAACGCATGGCTGCGGAGCAGACCATTGGCAAAATGTCTGGATACGAAGATGCTCAGACCAAGAAGATCGCTCAGAACGCACTCAAGATCCCTGGGCTTGAAGGAATGGCAAGCAGCGAGAAATCAGCCAATGAAGTGCGCGGACTTGTGCCAAACTTTGTCTCATCTGTTGGAGGAATCGACGAACTCCTTGACCTTGGCAATCAAGTTCAAACAGGCGATGTTTTGGCTAGGCCAAGACTCATGGCTCGCGCGGACGCGATCAGGACAGCCCTTGCTGGACAAATGCGTATTGCAATCGGTGGTCCTGGCACGATGACGCAGGAAGATAGGAACGTCTTAATGACCGCAATTGCCGATCCTACTGCCGTGATTAACTTTGCTGCGCCAGAAAGACTAGGCGAGCTGAAGAAGGTCTTGGCCAGAAAGTTTGTTGCTGATGCTCGCGCCAATGGATTTGGAGTTAAATCAGTTCAATCCGTTCTTGATGCCAATGCAGATCCAGAAGATATTGGTTCATTCGGAATGAAGAGAAAGAGTACATTTAAGACTGAGGCCGAAGCTCGCGCTGCTGGAATGCGTGATGGAGATGTTGTAAATATAAATGGTCAGCAATTCAGACTAGCCCCATAATAAAACAATGGCACTCATACCAGTAAATAGTAAGGGTGAGGAGATTGCGGTTGAAGCTCCAGCCACTCAAGACAGAAGCATTCCAGAGATGGTGGGTAGACAGGCTGGCCTAATCGCAAGAGAAGCGATTACACCTGCGACTGTTGGTGCTGTTGGTGGAGCAATAGCAGGCGCGCCATTTGAGGTTGCTGCTCCTGCTGCTCGCGTTGGTGCTTCTGGCGCATTCTTGGCCGATATCGGCGCAAAGGTTTACAATTCGCTCGTTGCACAAGGTGACGAGAAGAGGAAATTACCAGAACTCAGCGCGGTTCTGGAGGATATCAAGAATCAGATTGGCCTGCCTAAACCAGAGACTCCGCTTGAGCGCATTGAGTCTAGGGTTGTGGGTGGAGTTGCCGAGATGGTTCCGCTCGTTATGGGTGGTCAAGCTATGGCTGGGATGAAGGGCGCGCCCAAGGCAATACAGAAAATAGGCGAGATACTTGGTGCTTCGCCAAAGACGCAGGTTGCTGGTGCTGCGCTTGGATCTGGAGCTGCTGCTGCTGCTGGAGAAGCTGGCGCAAGTCCGCTTGAGCAGGGGATTGTTGGATTGGCTGGAGCTGTTGCTCCTTCGCCAATTTCAAGAATGGCTCAAGTAGCATCTACTGCCAGCAAGCTTGGAGTTTCCCCAATCCCAGCAATGATTGCTGGAACGGCTGGGGCAACTGAGACATCTAAAAATTTCATATTAAGAATGCTTCGCGGTGGTAAGACACAGGAGCAGATTGCCAAGAATATTGAGCTATATGGTCAGGCTGGAACTACACCAACTTTTGGTCAGGCAATTGAAAATCCCCTGACACAATCTATTGAAACAACAGTTGGCAGGTATCCAGGCGGAATGATGAAAATGAGGGAGAAGGGATTGGCACAGCAGGCCGAGGTAGGCAAGAAGGTTGAGGAACTAAGAACTCGGCTATCGCCAATTACAGAACCAGTTGAGGCAGGCAAGGCAATCCAGAAGGGATTCTCTGAAGTGTTTGTACCTAGGGCTAGGCAGACCCAAAAGGCTCTTTACGCTCGATTTGATCAATACATGCCAGAGCGCACTCCGATTAATTCGGACGAGACTATGGGTAAATTGTATGAGTTCACCAATAGGCTTGGCAATGCTTCACCAGAACTGCAAGCCTCAATTTCCAATACGCAACTAACATCGCTTTTGGGTGGGCTTGAGGAAACAAAGAGATTAAGTCCATCTGGAGAAATTCCGTTTAACGTATTGCGCGACTTACGCTCTTGGGTTGGCGAGAAGATAGCTACAGTTGATCTAGCTCCAGACGTACCCAAGGCGCAATGGAAGAGCTTATACGGAGCATTGTCGAAGGATCTTGAGAACGCAGCAGCTCAACAAGGGCCAGAGGCTCAAGCTGCTTTCAAGAAGGCGAATGTTTATACCAAGAAATTCCATGACACAATGGATTCCATCCAATCTGTGATCCTAAATAAGAATCCAGAGGATGCGTACCAAGCTGTAATAAGTGGCGCGAATAACGGACCAACAAAACTGCGTGAAGTATTCAACGCAGTACCCAAGGATGCTCAGAAAGCCGTATCTGCTGCCTACATTTCGAGGATGGGCAAGGCAGTTGCTGGCCTGCAAGATGAAACAGGTGACGTATTTAGCACCAACAAATTCCTGCAAAACTATGGGAAGCTTGACAATGCCTCAAAGGACATTTTGTTTGGAAGATTTGGAAGCCAATTCAAGAAGGACATGGACACAATTGCAAAAGTTTCAAACAAGATAAGGGAGGGCAGCGCAATTCTGGCCAATCCATCAGGCACGGCTGGAGCTGTGGTTGGACCAGCAACAATATCCAGCGTGCAAGGATCTTTATTTGCTGGTAAGTTGGGGTTTGCTCAAGGTGTAATCGGATTGATGATTCAAGCCAACCAGGCTGCTCGACTATTCACCAATCCAGAGTTTGTAAGCTGGCTTGCCACAAACGCAAATAAACCTGTCTCCAACACATCCGCAGCCATCGCCACACTAAACAAGATTTACGAAGCCAACCAAGATCCAGACATCAAGGAAATTCACGATGCCCTCCGCAATCAAGCGGTTGAGCAAGAAATCAATAAGAAATAGGGTGTGCTATGAGCGGAACAGAAGTAGATCCGCTCCTATTGGCTGCAATTGAGACAGTTAAGCTTGAGGGTAGGTTCGATCACAACGGCAATTTGGCGATCTACAAGTTGCCAGACGGAGATGGTGGTGGAAGCTATGAGATAGCTGGGATTAATGACAAATACCATCCAGAAGAATTCAAAAAGCTCTCAGAGTTGCCAGCGGAGGAAAGAGCGAAAGAGGCAGCGCGCTATATCAAAGAATACACCAGCCCACTCGTATCCAAATTGCCTGAGGTCATGCAGGCATTCACGCAAGATCTCGCGTTCAATAGAGGGATGGGCGGTGCAACAAGGTTTATCCAGAAAGGGCTAAACGCTCTCAAGGTTGGGGTGGATGTAGACGGAAAGATTGGTCCTAAAACTTTAGAGGCAATCAACAAAGTTCACCCGCGCGCGTTAATGCAGGCGATGAGTCAGGCGCAATTGGATTACGAATACGACTTGGCCTATAACGACTCAAGCCGAAAGAAGTTTATCGCTGGTCTTGAGAATAGGATAAGGAATCGGCAGGCGATGTGGGGGGTAGGCTAGTGCGGAAGAAGAAGGGGGCGAAGAATAGTATTGCCAGCCCCAATGCTCGCGCCGTCCGATCCAATAAGAATAAGATTCAATCCGCTACCAACGTTAACAAGCGCGCTGTCAGTTCCAACGTAGCTACTGCCAGCCTTAACGACAGCACCTCCACCAGGCTTGAGGTAACTCCCACCAGCTTGGACGTAAGCACCCTCAGGAGTAAGGAGTGTGTCTCCTGCTTTGACAAGCGCGCCACCAGCACCCACAGCGGAATTCCCAGCAAGCACATGCGTACTGCTACCTCGATAGACGGCAGCCACAATTTCTTGGCTCAAGCGGTCATCCGCGAGACATGTAAACGCAGTAGAAATGGCAAGCGCGATAAGTGTGTTTGTTGTTTTCATTTTTCTAGTATCTGCTAAATTAGGAGTACGTCAACAATGAAATTAAGTTCACGGCAAATAGGTGCAGTTGGGGTGGCTCGCGTGACTAGCGCGTTGCTGCGGTGCGGATACAGCGTGCTTACGCCTTACGAGGATTTCGCTGGGTACGACGTAGTGGCAGAGAAGAATAACAAGTTTTACCGCATCCAAGTTAAGACCGCCCAAGCCATAGAGCTTGGTCGTACCAAGTACCGCTTCACTACCAGTAGTGGTAATGGGTTTAACATACCAAAGCGCGCTATTAGTGGGGTGGATTACGTTGCCTGTTGGGGAATGAATGATGACTTGTTTTGGCTGTTGCCTATCGCCAAGTGCAAGTCGGTAACAACCAAGCTTTGTCCGTCGACAGGAGGTGGTTGGCGTGTATTTAAAAACCTATGACCGAGAAGGAGGCATGGGAGTATTTCGAGGATGGTTTGAAGGACGCGCAGTCTTTTGACGAGGCGGTGGAGTGGGTCAAGAAGAACCAAAAGATGGTCAAGAAGTTGACTATGCAAGCAATGATTCGCAAGTTTGACGAGGATATTAGTCACGCTAATAAAACTTGGCTTAATTAAAAATAGATCTCGACGCGCCCTAGGTTGGCCTGCTAAAACCAACAAATGGGCAAAATTAACAGCAGGGCAAAGGGTGCAGCAGGGGAGCGTGAATTAGCGAATTATCTTCGCGAGCAGGGATGGCAGAAAGCTCGCCGTAGTCAGCAATACGCTGGCAATCCAGAGGGTGGGAGTGGGGATATAGTCTGCGAGAACTTTCCTTTTCATATCGAAGGCAAACGCTGTCAGGCTTTAAAGCCAGAGGAGTGGATGGAGCAGTCGAAGCGTGACTGCCCAGCAGGCAAGATCCCAGCGGTGTTCTTCCGCCGTAATGGCCGTAAGGAATGGCTTGTTATTTTAACCGCCGACAGCGCGTGCGAATTAGCTAGACAACTCGCCCCTGCCAATGTCACTATTGAATATGCGCCCAATCAACCAACACACACCACAGTCGCAAAAGGATTCTATGTACAAGAACAATCTGATCTCTCAACTATTAACCCCAACAAATAAGAATCTGTTTTCAGTCCTAGTCCAACTTACACCTGACACAAAAACCAAAACCAAAAAAAGAAAGGTACGAAATAAATGAGCCTAACACTAAGTGAATCGGCAAAAGCAACGGAACGTCAACTGCCAGAAGCAGGGACGACGATGGGAGTCTTGGTCCAATTGATTGACATGGGACTCCAAGAAACCAATTGGGACGGCGAGAAGAAGATGTCTCCCAAAGTGAGACTAACCTTCGAATTGCCTGACCAGGTGATTGAGGGAGAGGTGGTGGAGAACGGCAAGACCACAAAGGTTACCAAGCCCATGATGGTCAGTCTTGAGTTGACTCGCTCGCTAGGTGAGCGTGCAACACTCCGCAAGCACCTTGAGTCTTGGCGCGGTGCAGCTTTCACATCGAAAGAACTGGCATCGTTCAGCCTCAAGAATCTGCTTGGCAAAGCAGCCCTGCTAACCTTGATGCACAAAACCTCGCAGGCAGGCAGGCAGTACTGCGCCATCAATGCGATCAGCAAGTTGCCCAAGGGCATGACCGCTCCCAAGGAGTCGGTTAATTCGCATGTGTTCTACGAGATTGAGAATGGCCAGAACGAAGTCTTCGCTGCTCTTCCAGAGTGGCTACAGGACAAGGTTCGCGCCAGCAAGGAGTTCCAGATGGCAGCAGGGAAACCTACTGCCAGCAAGGCTGAACTTGACGCAGACGGCAACCAGGTTCCGTTCTGAATTGTATGGCACTTACTATTACCAGTAAGGAGCCATCGACAGCTAGACTTGTTCAAACCGAGTCTAGCGGTCATTGGTATACCGAAGACGGAAAATCCGCACACGTTGTAATTGGGAAGAACGGCAACGAGCGGAATACAACTGTGGCAGATGCCAGGAAGATGGGTTTATATCCTAGCGTCACTTCGATTTTGTCTATTTTGGATAAGCCCCAATTGACCAACTGGAAAATTGAACAAAGTATCATGGCATCGCTTACCTTGCCAAAGGAGGAAAATGAAACGCTCGAAGATTACGCTCGAAGAGTGGTTAAAGACTCTAAAGAGTCAACATCGAAAGCAGCTGAGCATGGCACGCGAATGCACGAACAAGCCGAGAATATCCTCATGGGACGCGCTGTGTGCAAAGATGAAGATCTCCAGCCCTACATCGCGACCTTCAAGAAGTGGGCGGACGAAAACGTAGAGAAGACATACTGGTGCGAGAAGGCTCTGGTTGGCGCAGGGTACGCTGGTCGTTGTGACGCATATGTGAAGCTGAAAGGAATTGGTGACGCGATCATCGATCTTAAAAACCGCAAAGTGAATCCCAAATACTCGCCGTTCTATGAAACTTCGGACTGTCCACAGCTCTGGGCCTATAGAACCGCGAGCGAGAATCCCAAGGCAGCGTGCGTATCCATCGTACTTGCTTCGAATGATTCTAGCAAGCTGATGACAAGGGTGTGGGAAGATGACGAGCTGTACCAGGCTGGAATCGCATTCAATGCGCTCTTGAGGGTATGGGCTTGGGTAAAAGGCTATACCCCTCCTGGGATGAAATTATGATCGACCCAGCAGATGTCTTGTGGCTAGAAGGATTACTAGACGAATTCTATAGGAGGCTTGCAAAATGACTGCACCAACAATTCAAGAGATGGGAAACGCTGCGCAGGAGATAGTCTGGCGCGTAATGGGCAAGGGGTCAGATAAGTCTGGCTATGGCGATTGGCTGGAGAAGGATCGTCCTACCCACGATTACCATATCGCTAGGGCTGTTCGTCACCTAGCCACGGCACAGATGCAGCTTCACAAATCCATGCCTTGCCCTGATAACAATGGTGAAACAAGCGTTGACCACCTTGAGCGCGCTCTGGTAAGATCCTTGTTCGTATTAGCACAAATCAAAAAGGAGGTCCCAAGATTATGATTATGGAAGATGTAAGTGTTGATTTTGAGTTTAATGGAGAAAAGTATACTGCGTATGGCAACGCAGAGATTGATACTATCACCGAGGACATTGGTCCAGTTGGCTATAGAGAACATTACTTTGCCGGTGTGGTCAACAATGTGATTATGTCAAAGATTGAAATCTCAACTGCTACTGAGGACATAAAGAATCCAAGCAAGGAATTGTTGGAAAAGGCTGATGATCTCTTGTCCATTCAGGCAACAGAAGATTTTGACGCTGGCAAATGAAGACATTGGCCATATTGGCCATTTTTATTCTATCAACGTCTATGGCATCCAATGTCATGGTCGACATGCAGCCACCAAAGAAGAAGATCAAGGTGCGCGTTACTGGATACTGGCCAGGTGAAGACTATTACACCAGCAAGCTGCAAAGTAGCGAGGGTGTGCGCCTCAAGGCTGGACGGCATTGTGCCACCGACCACAGGGTCATACCAGCATGGAGCAAGGTCAATATAGTTGGATCTAAACAGGAGTGGGTTGTGGTGGACACAGGCACAGCGGTAATTCAGAGGAAGGCGAGTGGGTCAAGCAAATTACCTGTTTTAGATTTATTTTTTAAATGTGAAAAAGATTACGAAAAAGCTCGACTGCCTAAATACGCAGTAGTAGAAATTTCGAAATGACAATCCTATCGAAAATATTCTATCACCTAGGAGACTTCGTAAGCATCACGCTGCTGCCACTTGGTATGGGCTGGAAGCTGTACCAAAAGCTAATGCTTATATCTGTGGACCTGGATACTGATTTCAAGGTATGGAAGGAAGTCAAACCAAAGAAGAAAAGAAAGGCCAAGAAGAAATGAAGCTAGGAAAAATAACATTTGGCAAATCACGGCCAGCACCAAAGATGGTTCTTGTGGATGTGGACTACGACAAGAAGACAGGCGCAGAATTGTTTAGGGTTGGAATGAAGCTTTTGAAGAAAGATAGGGAAGCTGTGATTGAATATGTAATAAAGAAAGCCTTGGAATACGGCATTAAAAAATGAAACGCGCATTAGTCACTCAGGCATTCGGAGACGATTGGCAAAAGATTTTAAGCATCACTCAGCCGAGGATGGAGGCTTACGCGAAGCGATATGCGATTGACTTCATGGCAATTGATAAGCCAGTTACGCAGCCAGTTCAATACTCGAAGCTGGCAATTGGAAACATTATGCTGGCAAGAGGCTACGAGCAGGTCATGTTCTTGGACGCTGATGTTCTTGTGACAAACGACTGCGAGGATCTTGGCAGTCCTGATTCGGAAGGGAGTAGGGACTTCTTCTGCGCCTTTGACGAGGGGGAGTTTCTGGATAGGAAGCAGGGCATGGTTGATCTTGCGAAAGGATTTGGAGGAAAGATCACGCCCAGGTTCTACGTCAATACTGGTGTATTCGTTGTGAGCAATAAGTTCCTTGGCCTATTCTCATGCCCTCCGTTTGGTTGTTACCCCAACCATTTTGGCGAACAAACTTGGATGAACATTCAAGCGCATTTGTGGGGCATGGAGCTGACCCCACTCGACCCAGCCTACAACTGCATGACTAGCGTCGAATCCCATTTTGGATTGGATAGGTACAAAGATGCCTACATTATCCACTACGCTGGACAATCGAACGATCTGGTTAAGTTAGCTGGCCAGATCAAAGAAGACGATGCCAAGCTGAAAGAAGCTGGGCGATGAACTTCGTCAAGGTGGTCGAGGAGGCTGGCGCATGGAGGATTCATACTCTGGCAGGCAATGTGATCGGACCTCGCCTGCATGGAGCGAGGCCACCAGAAG